CTAAACCCACTTCAGTGGATGGCATTAGGTTCGCTTCAAAAGCAGAGGCTCGGTACTACCAGGACCTACTGGAGCGCCAAGAGCGCGGAGAGGTCCTCTTTTTCTTGCGTCAAGTGCCTTTGCATCTACCGGGGAACACAAAGTACGTCGTGGATTTCGTTGAATTTCTTGCCCCAGATGACCGGGGCCATGCGGACATTCGTTGGGTCGATGTCAAAGGGGTAGAAACACCCATGTTCAAGCTAAAGAAGAAGCAAGTCGAAAGCCTTTACCCAATTGAGATATCAATTGAGAAAGCAGGTTCTCCGCAAAGCCCCAAATAACCACACCTGAAAATATCCCTTTAATGATATGCTCCCGACTACCACCTGGAGGAAGCTATGAAAATCATTGAAGCGCTTAAAAAAATCAAAGACCTACAGCGCAAAGCAAGCGATCTTAGAGACAAGATTGGTGACCACTGCGCCAAAATGTCCTTTGAGGATGATCCCTATGACAGCCCGCGAGAAAAGATCTCCTCATGGCTGCAAGCGCATCATGACATTGTCCTAGAGATCGAGAGACTAAGGGAGTCAGTCGCACATACAAATATCGCCACATTGGTTGAAATGGAGATTGGAGGGAAGCTCATCACTAAGAGCATCCACTCTTGGATCTCTCGGCGCCGCGATTTAGTCGCACTAGACTATGAAGCGTGGTCGAACCTCAGTGACAAGGGATTACGCGACCAGCTAGTCCGCGGAACCAACGCTGGTAAGGACGTGGTTGAATTCAAAGTGGTTCGGTTCTTTGACCCCGAAGAGAGAGACAGAAATATAGAAGTCTATCGCAGCGAGCGCAGTTTGATAGACGCCAAGCTCGAAGTTGTCAATGCTACGACTGATCTAATAAAATAGTCTGATACCCCTGTCCACTGCCGCACAGGGGTTTTTTATCGCGGGGTAGAGCAGTGGTTAGCTCGTTGGTCTCATAAGCCAAAGGTCGGCGGTTCGATTCCGCCCCCCGCTATTGACGGAATTCAATGAAAGCATTCTACAACGAAATTGATGCAAAAACAGCTACTTGGCTACGTGAGCTGGTTTCAAACGGTCACCTCACGGGCGGAGACGTTTGCATTAATAGTATTGAAGACATTCAGCCAGGCATGCTACGAACCTTTAATCGGTGTCATTTTTTCGCTGGCATAGGGGGGTGGGAGTATGCGTTGCAACTTGCGGGGTGGCCAATGGAATGGGAAGTGTGGACGGGGTCTTGCCCTTGCCAACCTTTCTCCTCGGCAGGCAAAGGAAAAGGATTTGCTGACGAGCGGCACCTTTGGCCCTCCTGGTTCTGGCTCATCGAGCAGTGCCGCCCTAACGTCATCGTTGGCGAACAGGTTAGCGGCGCAGCTGGACTTGCTTGGTTCGACATTGTATCGACTGACCTGGAAGCAATTGGCTACACCATCGGGTCGGTTACACTTCCGGCTTGCAGCGTCGGGGCTCCGCACATCAGGCAGAGATTGTTCTGGGTGGCCTACTCCCACGGCAACGGATGGCAAAAGGGGTGTGAAGCCTCCGCGACCTTGGGACAAAGGGGTGCCGCTTTCGCAGGTGGTTGGTCAGGTTACAGATGGATTAGCTTCCCAGACGGAAAATCAAGGCCGATTGAATCCAGCATTGAGCCGCTGGCTCATGGGATATCCGCCGGGCTGGTGCGATTGCGCGGTTACGGCAATGCAATAGTGCCGCAAGTAGCAGCTGAATTTATCCGCTCATTTATGGAGTACGTTGATGTGTGAAGAAGTTTCAGAACACCAAAACACTTTGCTAGTCAAAAGAGCTCTTTTGTTTGTCGAGAAAGCATTCCGCAATGTTGAAGAGCCAGAGAGATCAAAAATCTTAGAGCACGCGCGGCAGGTTGCTGCAATATTATATCGCGTAGTCGATGACGTAGATATTATTGTGGCTGGGCTGCTACATGACGTTGTAGAAGACACTGACACGAGCCCTATTAAGATTGCTGAGGAGTTTGGTCTACGAGTGGCGGATCTTGTCTTAGAGGTCACCCACGAGGGCCAGGCGGACTCCCACGGATACTATTTCCCCCGCCTTAAGAGTAGAGAGGGTATTCTTATCAAATTCGCGGACAGACTAAGCAATCTAACGCGCATTGACGAATGGCCAGAGCAGAGACAAAAACACTATCTGAAAACATCAAAGTTTTGGAAGTCTGAGCCCGCCAAATAAAGAGCAAATCATCTATAGTTGCCCGCAAGGCAGCTATTGCCTTACTTAAAGCGGCGGTGTGGTAGTTGCCGCTTTGGAATTAGCTCAATGTTGCGAGATAAAAAAGCGAACGTGTGACTGATGGGAAAGACCATCAAAACTGAGTTGGGGGTTCGAGTCCTCCCCGCCCCAATCTTAAGGGGCGGTGGCGTAACTGGTAACGCACAGCACCATTAATGCTGTTAGAATCGGAAAGGCTCAAGGCTAGAAGTGTCAAGGCAGAAAGGCTTTTCATACTAAAGACAGCAAGACGTAAGGATCAAGGATATAACCCCCAAAGGGAAAACCTGGATCAAAAGTTTTCAGGTTCACTACCCGCTACTTTCCAGGCTTCGTAATGTGTGAGCTATTTTTTTTACATGGAGGTAAAGATGACGTTCAAAATGCCAGAGATGTTTCGAGTTAAAGATCATGGCGGTGATGAAACTTGCGGGGCCTTTAAAGTCGGCCACATAGCTTGTATAGCGTCAAGTGGGTGCGGGTGGGAGCACGTCTCCGTATCCAGGGCCAACCGTTGTCCCACATGGGAAGAGATGGCCCATATCAAGAACTTGTTCTGGGAAGAAGAAGATGCAGTTATGCAACTGCACCCACCGAAATCTAAATATGTGAACACCCACCCATTTTGTCTGCACTTGTGGAGACCCAAGGAAGCAGACATACCCCTCCCGCCAACAATATTAGTCTAGTTATCCGCTGAAGTAGCAGGCCAATAAGATGCTATCTACCAAGTTGGTATGAATTGGTAGATAGCCGGTAGGTTGAGCGGAGGACATACCCCTCCCGCCAACAATATTAGTCTAACCACGAGCTGCGCCCCACTAAAACCCCAATCAGAAAAAAAAGTAAAAGTTTTATCATGGGCACCCTCAGCAGTTAAAGACCATTTGAACGTAAATATTTTTATTGTCTGGATCGCCCTCGGGAAATTTCTCTCGTAGAAATTGCAAAAATGGCACCGGAGGATCATCCAAGCGATAGTCCCAATTCACTCTGACGTGCGTGTAAGAGGGGTCTGCCTCAAAATCGTGGGGGTCTTCGCAGAGCTTAATACCTGGGCCCTCAATGTACCCGCAGCTATGGAAGGGCTTTCCTTCCTTCCAAAAGGCGTAACCTTCTCTATCCACGCAACCAATTTCATTGAATTTAGTGCTCCAGTCGGCTCTGTGCAGGTCTTCAACCGTGTACCAACAGTAGAGGTAGACGTATCCATGTACTCCACTTCCAAGGGCTGCTGCACAGTGATGAATACCTTCGTTCCGCAGAGGGCATGGTGTGATAGGAGTGAAAATTGGTATGCCACTAAATCCAAATCCATTCCTGACGCCAGCTAGCAAAGCAAAAAGTGGGTAGTTCCGTCTTTCTACGTTGAGAGCTTGTTCTTCACTTTCCCAGGGAATGAACTCGGTGAACTCCTCGCCCGTTTTGTGAAACCAATAGGTCCTCATATTAGTGCCCATCAATCAACCTCTTCTAAGGTAGGTTCTCTCCCCAGAGAAGTACCCTCTCTAGTTAGGCGAAAGTCAAGCGGTGAAGTCACAGCAGCTTGCTTTCCACACACTGAGCACAAGGCGTTATTCCACGTGCAAACATAGCCTTCAGGCATGTGCCCCCCAAGCTCTCTAGCGCATGGTGAACAGATGAGCTGGATCTCAAGAGCCTTCTCTGGTTCAGGTTCGCAGAGCTCTTTTGTGATCTCGCTAGACTCATCAACCCAATGTCTCCAGGCTCGCTTTAGAGTCCGACACAAGTCATCTACATGGTGGGAATAAAGCTGGATCCTCTCTTCCCACTCAGTCATCTCTCGAGCCATCTTCCTGAGCTCCTCAATAGTGTCATTGAGCATGGAGTAAACATGGCTTTCTCGGATTTGGTCACGCCATCGATTATTCATGTCTTCAACGTGCAGCTTGTTGGCTGCTCGCTTGGCTGTAGTTCTAATCTGAGACGCAGGCTCTTCAAATTGACTCTCTAAGTCATCAGAGCTTAGGCCTTCCAGGTACACAGCTTTTACCGCCCGTCGCTCACGCTCTGTGATTAGGTTTGGCTCCATATGTAACCGGGTGTAAAGCCGCTTTACATGGAGTGGCTTAAGTTTGTGGTTCAACATTCTCTCCTTCTTTCATAGCTTCCCATCCCTTGTAGCTACACTTCGGACACAAAGTTCGCCTCCGTGGTGGGTCTAGATGTATGACCATCTCAGGGTACACCAGCGTTCCTCCGCAGCGCTCAGGACATAGCAAGTCTGTGGATACAGGTTTGTTTTTGGAGCGCCCTAGCCCTTTCGCCAGGGCTAGAGCTACATCTTTATTTAGTGGCAATCGCTCGTCCTTTTTTGCTTTTGGTAGATCTCTTCTAGAAACTGGATACTCTCTTCAATCATTCCGTCTTCGGATAAGTCTTCCAGGTACTTGCGGAAAGACTCAAATAAGCTCTCCGATTCTTGAAACAGAGCCATGCTGGTAACGCAAGCCATCCCCAAAGACCTCAAGACCTGAGTAGAAGTCATCTGTCCGGCTTCAAGTCCTACTCTACGGAATAGATCCTCATAGAGCTTAGTCTCTTTAGTGGTCATTACCCTTCTATCCATCAAGCTTCTCCTTAGTTTTGGCAATTTCAGCGGAGGCACTATCGATAATACCCTCCCAACCCTGTTCTATGGCTTCTGCCCAGGTCTTCATGGTTCGCTGGGGATTTTCTGTAAGTACTGCAACATAATTCATGACGCGCCCTCTAACTGTTTGAACATGTCCGCTATAGTTTCTAGGGCATTGGATTCTTCCCAGGTGTCGAGGGCATCTCGAAAAATTTCCAAAGTTTCGCGCGGGTTATGACTGTTCGCGGACAAACTAATGACAACCCCCCCCAAGAGTTCAGCCACTAGGCTAGGGTGGAGTTTGTCAAAATCCTGTGCAATACGCTGCATGATATCTTTAAAAAGAGCTCTTGAAGCTGGGCCAGTAAAACCTTGCATTTTCTCATTCCTATATTGTTTTGTTCACTTGTTGACTCCCTCCCCCATCCTAGAAGGGTAGCCCCTCATCTTCTCCACTACTCCAATCTGCGCTCGGGGGTGCATCTACGCTAGCTTGGCTGGCAGCGGCAGGCTGAGGAGCTCCGCTCAGATTAATATTATTGACTGAGCAATACTGAAGAGCCGCATCAAGAGCTGCTTTTTTGAAGGCTTTAAAATGCTCCTCATTCCGCAATCGCATAATTGATAGGTATTTAGTCTCTCCGGAGTCATCTTTCCACTCCCGGCTGGGCAGGTTGATCCAGGTTTGAGCACCTTTTTTGTGCATTGAGCAACCAAAGATCTCCAAACCCATTTTAGGGACCCATAGATCAAAAAAGCCTATCAGAGAGCCACTTCGGTACTCTTTGAACTTCATTACTTCAATCGTCATCTCTCACCTCTTTAGTTGAGTTTTCTAGACAGTGAACTAAAAGACGTAGCGCTCTGGCTACTGAATGTGTTTGCGCCTCTACATCGCCACACTGATCAATCTCATCAAGGACTAGCTTAGCGTCTGAGCTGGTCAATGGACGCGCGGGACAGTCCATGATCATTTTGGCGCAAAGCTCTGAGTGTGCCTTCATTGATGCAGTGGATTTATCGTGAACAGTGCGCATTAGCTCTTGGATGTCCTGGGTAGCAAAGGTTTTGTAAGCATCGCTGAAGCTCCTTTTGGCCATGCGAATGCTAAGGGAGCCCATCAAAATCCCGACAAGCGTCCCATGCAGGACAAAGACTATGAGAGGGATAAATAGATTATCAAACATTTAACATCCTGGAGTTTGAGGAATTAACACTATTGGGTGTAGGGATGATCTAAAATCTTTTGCAGAGCGCTCCGGTGGGTTTTAACAAAATCAAAAATCCCCCGCACCGCCAGGTCCCTCACGCTCGAGTCGGGTGAGTCAATAAGACGGTTCATTAATGCTCCAACATCCGACCAACCGGTAATAAAGCGGATCATTTCGTGATCTCCATCCCAGATCCGAGATGGCTGCACACTCAGGAGCTCCTCTTTATTCTTGGAAATCAAGCTTAGACCGCGGACGTAAATCTTGCGCTTTGCGGACTCCAATGCACGCTTGATAGAGGCTTCATCAACCATCATGGTGTGTGCTATCTGGGGGTAGTCCAAGCCTCTGATGTAGAAGAGGTCAACAATATTTTTCTGAACGACGCTAAGGGTGTCTAACACCCTTGGCTCTTTCTGAATCGCTTCTTTAGTGATTTCGTAGTGTAGTGTTTTTCTCATTAGCCTTCCTTAGCTGGTGAAATCTTTGAGTAGGTGACAGAGGGCTTTCTGTAGGCGTCTAGGTCCACATCTTGAAGCTCAGTAATTTTGGAGTAGTCTACCGAGCCCTTTCGAGTGACGTAAGACAATTTGACCCCATGCCCCAGTGAGTTCCCGCCATCCGTTGCATCTTTTAGTATTTGCTCGGCGGCTTCCTTTTTCTTCTTTGCTTCTTGCATGCACCGGTGTGCGTCGAGCCAGTCTTTAGCCGCCTTCTTGACCTCGGCGCAATCCTCAAAAGGCACATAATCTTTTTCGGAAACAGGAGGGGAAAGATCCTCTAACATATTTTTGTAATAAAAGTCCGCACTATGGTGGACAGTTTCGGCTTGGATGTTTTCGTTAGGCATGACGTCAACGATTGCCAGGCCGTTCCCTGTCTTCACTTGCTCACTGTGATTATAGAAGAGCATTGTGCAGCGCTTTGCTTTTGAGCAAAAAAGCTGATGTTGAACTTGGATCATGTAGTAGTCTGGGACGTGTCCCTGTAGCGCCTCAGCGAACACCTTCGCACCACAGGTCTTAATCTCAATGATTGTCTCTCTGTCGCCACTAATCCCGTCCAGGCTAGCTATCATCCAGTCAAACTCTGAGCTGGTTACCACTTCCGGCATGAAGAGCTCTCCACGCTGCGCTTCATACTCAAGACGAATACGCCCTTCCATTTGATGGCCAAACGCCTGATTATCGGTCATACCGGGAGGCTCTCGCCTTCCGGTCTTTTCCATCCAAAGCTCATAGGGCGTTTTCCACGGGGATAGACCCATGATAATAGGGGAATCGCTAGCCCCAATTCGAGTACGCCGAAACTCAAGCCATTCTTTGGTTCCTTGTTGCATTACTGACCCCCTTGAAGTGATTTTTTCACCCATTGGAGTACCATGGGGAATTGCTTTGTCGTAAGATTAGCAAAGCTGCCGTTGCAACGGCCAAGAACAGTCTTGCGGAGTCCTTCGTTTCCGTTGATCAGGACCTCGAGCTCTTGGATTTGATCGCTAGATATTAGCGACTCTTTGGAGACTGGAAGATGCTCAACATTGTAGGACTCGGGATCATCGTCTCCGGTCTCGAGGCAAAATGTCTTGAGCAAGGCGTACTTGAAGGCGTAGGAGTATGCTTTACCGCAGCCTTTATCCTGATTATCAACCCCGTCACCGAAAAAATTGACTATGACCTTGTCTTCTGGACAGTCGATGTTTACGAACTGGACAGAGAGCCCAACGCGGGTTTTGTTGCCCTCCTGGTGGATTTCCTGTACTGAGGGGATAACGGCAATGCCGTGCTTAACGAGCTTGGGCTGGAGAGCACTAACAACCTGGTCATGTGAGACAAAAGAATAAGGAAGGCCATTGCGTTTCAGCGATCCGCTAGTTTCGCTTTTTTTGATGTACTTGACTTCAGACATAACAGCACTTAGGCGCTGGTAAATATTTAATGTGTTACCGTCTGCATTGCGTTTTTTGGCAGTCATGAGTTAACCTCTTATATGTTCTTTGCTGACGGGGTGAAGTGATTTAACGGATCACTAAACCCCACTTATCTTTAAGATCTCAAGCCTACAAGCCATCGTAAGCGAAAGAACCTAAACTATATGACATTGTAATGCAAAACGCAACACAAAAACAAGGGTATATGGATAAAAACGAGATTAAATCTAGTCATCTAGTGGTTCGGATGGAGTATAATCTACATAATGAGCTAAAGAAGTTCTCTAAGGAGAACGGAGTGTCTGTTAGCGAAGTTATGCGCCAGCTAGTAGGGGATTTGCTGAATATGGACCACCGTTTGAACAAAACTCCAAATGTAGTACAGTGTAGGAAAAAGCGCCGTCAGCGGGGGTAGAACCATGGCTAAAAATTTAAGTAAGTCTCGTAAGCAACCTATGGCAATGTCAAAAGGAGCAACTAGCATGGAGGCGAAAGCAGCTTCGCCAAACATGAAAGGTAGCGCCTACGAAATGCCCATGGAAAACAACATGAAGCGCCGCGCCCAAAAGCACCTCGGCGACATGCCTCCACTGAATCCGAACGGGCTACAATAATCATTCTTCAATAATCATTCTTCCTTGTTGACTCCGGCCTTTGGGTTGGACATTTGTCCCTCCGTTCCTGTATAACACTCTGTAGCACAATGCTATGGAGTGTTTTTTTTATGAAATCAGACAGTGAAATTCTATACAGCCTTCAGAAGGCCGGTGAGGAACTCTTACAGAATCTGCACCCAGATGCTGAGATTCACGCAGGCCTCATGGCTGCTGCAAAATGGAGCCACGCTTTAGGGGATGCCGTTAAGTTATTGATGGCAAAGGCCGAGGAAATCCAGGGATATAAACGAGCTGAGCTAGCATCGCTAAAGCTTAAGCTAGACCGACACCCACACACGTAGGAGTCCAACATGGGTACAGTCTGTCGAGTACTCAAGAATGGAGTGCTGGTTGGCTGGCAAGCTAAGATCCGCCGCGTAGGCGTTCCATGCTTTAGCTTGTCATTTTGCACGTATGAAGAGGCGCAGCAATGGCTCGCTGATAATGAGCAAGCCTACATGAGAAACCCCAGAAAATACCTGGACATGGACAGGTTGGAATTGAGAAGGGAGAGGGAGCTGCAACGCACAACAAAGCACAAAGGAAGAACGATGGAAATAACGTACAGGGATGAATTTGATAACCCTGTGGACCTGGAAGAGGTGATCACTCTTTTACGGCGTCCAATTACAGATAGGAGGGTGGATTATGACGTCTTAGACAAATCCATTGACGGCAGAAAAATAATTGTCTCGACGGTCTGGTTGGGCTTCCCTCATCCAGTATATGGGAATTCCTTGGACTCAGTCATGGACTCAGTCATGGAGGGGTACTTTGAGACTATGATCTTTCTTGAAGGAGAGCGAATAGAAGATCTATTTCACTGTCGGTACCGCACGCGAGATGAGGCGCAAGCTGGGCACGATTGGATTATTAAAAAAATGAAGTCTAACCCTGAGTACTACTTAGGGGATTTGGCTGAACTGATACAGGAAACCAGCGAATAATAAAGGAGATCTCAATGAAGAATGACGAAATGACAGACGACAGAAAGAGCGCGATCGAGCAAAAAACAAAGCAGTTCATCAGAGCAATGAGCGAACCAGTAGAGGGGGACGCTCCCATGGCGACTGATGTCATTTGCGCCATCCCACAATTGATTGCCACTTTTGCCTCAGAGTTCCCACGAAAACAACAAAGAGAGGACACTCTAGAAATCATTGTGACCCTAATCAATGAGCTATTCCACAACGGATCAATGACAAGGGAAATGGAGGAACGCGCAGACATCGAAAGGCCAACTCGGTTTCACAAGGAGAGAATGGGGATGTCTAGAGAACAGGGGTACTACATCAAACCCCAATCTGCCTATAAAGGGAGCGTGGTGGACAGGATTAGAAAAAGAGCCGCGAATGTTTACGAAGCGATGACGGAGAAAGACGGACACGGGCAAGTTCCCCCGGTTAGTGAAGCGGCAGAGTCCTGGATGCGAGCCATAGCGATATTTATGGCTAACTACTCTAGCAAGAAAGAGAGAAAAGTGACGTTGGACGCTGTGATCAAGCGACTGATTCACCTACACGAAAGGGGAACTATCTTGGATGAGTGCGAAGGCGTCAGGGAAGCTATGGAAGAAGCCAACATAGATGCTTGCGGGGTGAGTAATGAATAAAGGCAGCAAGAAGGAAGAGAATGAGTGTCGATTCAGCGAAAAGGGTCTTAAAATATTTAAAGCGATGGTGGCAGATGAGGATGGGATAGAGCTAGAGCCAGACACCATATTAGCGGGGTGGCTTATGGGTCTCAGTGGTTTTTTGGCGTGCTGGGAAGAAGAGAAAGACCGCCAGGAGGTCTTGGATATTGCCTATAAATCTTTTGTAAAGAACTACGAGAATGGCGCCTTTATGAAGAGCTCCATTCTGCTAAGAAACACCAAGTAATGAGCCAGCTAGGGTGGCTCTAGCTGTAGGTAGGGCCACCCTTCAAACCTTACAGGCAATGATAAGGCGTTATAGCGTGCTACAAAGCACTATATCCTTTGCCTTGCGAGAAACAGAAGCGTAAGCTAGCTTAGATGAGTTCCCTAAAAGGGAAAAGCCGCCAAACCTGGGTAGTTTGACGGCTTTAAAAGGGGACTAATGGGATTGTGTCGGTATCCCCTCAGTAGCTCTAAAATAGCATGTTAGTACTACTGTGGCAAGGCGCACCCCAAATAAAACCAGGATTGCGCCTAATGTTTGTTTTTCAGCCTATATACAATATCACTCCAGTTGTGTTCGCGCAATCCCTAAACATTTTTAGAGGAGAATCGCGTGGACTACAACACTCTATTAGCTGGGGCTATCGCTCACTCTATTGAGCACGGCATTGAACTCCCACAGCATTTAAATTTAGACGGCACATTCAAGCGCTTCAGCTGTAGACCTGAAGCACCCAGCTCCAAAGATGAATGGTACATAGGCCACGAGTTAGAGTCGGGGCATATCATAGTGACCTATGGCACACACAGGCCGCCAGGCACGCAAAAGACCTTTCGATCTTGGCGAGAGACTGAGCTAAGCAAGGAGGAGCTTAAGGAGCTGCAACGGCAGCAAGAAGATCATTTCCTGATGGTCAAAGAAATGAACCAGCAAATAGCCAAAGACGCTCAAGAGAAGTCGCAAAAAATCTGGGCTGAGTCTTTGAGCGGCTGCACACATCCATATCTAGAGCGCAAGAGTGTCACCTCACATCATTCAAAGGTCTATAAAGACTGGCTTGTCGTTCCTGTCTACAGCGCTGAGGACGACAAGCTCAGTTCCCTTCAATTCATAGCAGCAGATGGCACAAAGCGCTTTCTAAAAGGCGGCGTAATGAAGCGCGGCTATTCGATGCTTCTAGGTTCTGGCCAGCCATTCATTGCGGAGGGCTTCGCTACTGCCGCGACTGTGCACCAAGCTACGGGTAGAACTGTCATAATTGCGTTCTCTGCACAAAACTGCTTGCCCGTGGCACTTCACCTGAAGAAGAGAGGAAAGCTCAGTACAGTTGATTTATTGCAGGATCATGGGGAAGCAGGGGAAAAGGTTGGCCAGCAATGGAAAGAGCAGGGCTTAGGTGTCGTTTATAAGCCACACTGGACGAGTGCAGAGCCGCGCAGCGATTGGAATGACTTAGCACAGGACGAGGGGGAATCTGAAGTAAGACGCCAGTTGCAACCGCCGCGATTCCCTTCTATGGAGATAATGGACTTCCTAGCTACAGAGAAGCCCCCCGTCGAATGGGTTGTGGAAAACTTGTTCACAACTGGTAGCTATAATGTTCTTTTTGCAGCGCCAGGACAGGGGAAGAGCATGCTAGCCTTGCATCTACTCATCGCAGCGCAGCTCGGGGGTCAAGCGATTGATGGCTACCCGTCTATAAAGCAAAATGTTCTCTATGTGGATGCAGAACTCACCGCTCCGCAGCTCGATGAACGTATCCGCGGAGCCTATGCGCTTTGGCAGCACTGTGGGGATATGAACGCAGATCTTGGGCGCGTCACTATGATCCCCTGGCTCATGCTCGAGGAAGAGTCAGACGTCAAACTGAACTTGTTTGATCCGGTTTCACAAGCGTACATGGACCCCTTGATTGAAGAGCATGATCTAGTCGTTCTCGACAACTTCGACAAGGTCACGCGGCGGGGAGATGGGGATGATAGCCGCAGCGATGAATTCCAGTGGCAGACAATGTGGGACTGGATCAGAAAGTGGAAAGCGAGAGGCAAGACGTTCTTAGTGCTGGCTCACGTCAACAAAAACGGATCGCTGCGCGGGACGGGTAAGATTGGGGACGATGCAGACACACAGATACAATTAAAGAGAGTTCCCAGCGACATCCTCCCGCCGGAGTACGAGGGCCGGCTCTCTGTGATATTTGACATCGTGAAAGGCCGTAGCATTCCAGAAGAGGCTCAGAAACCTAGGATACTTTCGCTACATGACGAGATCAGCCTGAAGTCTATGAGTAGCCACCCATTTCTAGAGGAGTTCAAGCCAGCGCCATGGCAGAAGCTGAGTGATGCCGATATTGAGCTGGCAATGAAGATCCAGAAAGAAAAGACCGACTTAAACAAGCTCACGCGCTAAGAGAAAATCCATGTCAAAAAAAGATGTTGTTTTGGACTTAAATCGAAAGTTGACTACGCGCACACAATGCGGCGCTACCGCGAGCATGGCCCGCCAGGGCCACGCGCAAGCTGAATCCGGGCCGCTGCGCGTTTGCCAACACGGTCGGCCCGATTCTAGCGCCAGCCGTGCGCTTCGTCAAGATTTTTCGAACCTAAAGGAAAGATTATGAAGTTATCAGAGGTTCTGCGACTGGTAGGTCTAAAGGCTCCGAGCAGAGAAAAGAAGAGTGGAAGAGAAGGATGTAAGACAGCTTTACATGGAAAAGCTCCTCATCCAGTTTCCTATTGGAGAGATAGATTAAGCGGTGAAAACTCGCGCTGGTATGAGCTACGGCCTTTTAGCCACGTAAATGATCCTCTCTTTGGCTGTCCATCCAGCGCTAGAGCGGAACTAGTAAGGGAGGCACGGGAAGCGCTTCCGCAGGGACAGGCAAGCGATGGGTTGACCCTAGACGAGTTTGAAAACCAATTGTGGAAAACTTTGTCGATAACTCGAAAGGAGGAAATGAGGGCTAATAATGCTGCTGTATCAATGTACAGCGAGCAGGTGATCAGCTTGAGAGTCAACACTCAAATTGGACTAGGACCGCTTTGGAAGCGCGGGACGAGAGGCAACTTGCTTAGCATGCAAGCCCTTGATGAGCTACCCAATCGCTATAAAGAAAAAATTTTAGATAGCATGAAAAAAAATGAGGGCTTAGCCCTCTGTCACATAGACGGGATTATCTGCTTGCTCCCACATCAAGATCTACGCTTTCCGAAACGGTAGCTCGACGCTCTGCGGCACTTTGACGCCAAACAAGCCCGCCAGCTCGTCAATGCACATGATGACCTTGCCGGGGTTTCCGTGGCTGTGCAGATTCTGCACTAATTCCCGGATTACAGATTCACACATGTCTAAATCGGGTATCTCATCCAAGTAGACGAGGCCGAAATCCCCCGGAGTGGGGGAATAGTCGTAGGGCTCCAAGTCTCTAGTTATCATTGTCCACTCCTTTGCCCAGGATCGGTGACGGGCCGCTGTATAAAAAGAAATCCGTATCAAACTCAATATTCCAAGATCCGTATTGGCCCTCTCGGATTTCCGCCTCTCGGTCTACCCCTAGAGTCTCTTTCAAGTAGAGCTTAATTGCTGCTTCGACTTCTTTGCGTCTTAGTTCTATTTTCATGTGATGGCTCCTTTTGTGTGCCTTTATGTTTCTTATTGTATTACAAAATGTAACACATTGCAATACAAAAAAAAGGGAGATAAGAGGGCTACCAATCTCCCTTGCGTACTATTCCGGTACTGGACCAAGCAGCCCCTCATAGAGAGCCACGCTAGCGTTACGCTCTACCCACGCGCGAGAGTCACTATTGGTTCCAGAGATAGCAGGTGCCATTGTGCCACGAGCTAGAAAAGCGATCTTTGGCGTAAGCTTCATAATCGAAATAGCGCCACAAAATATCATTATTAATGTCGAGATCCAAGCAGTTTTCCGCGTATTCCATGGCTGCATCTAGATAGCTAACTCCAGTTGCCGCACGCGCATCTTCGGCTTTCTCAAGGGAATCATATTCAAAATTTTCTAGTACATCGTAAAGGTACGCATCGACTAGCTCCCGATCCTGATCACAAAGCTCAATGTAGTCCCAAAATTCATCGGCAATAAAGCACTCCCCGGCTAAGCCGTGAGGGATGTCAAAATCTTGGAACATCAGTTCCGGATCGGACTCATCACTGTGAAGCTCCTTGCAAGCCTCAAGAAAATCATCTCGATCACTGTAGTTGGCAGCGTCCAGCCATTGCCCGGACAAATCGCCATTGTTGTATTTGCGGTACGTCCCGACATAGATTGGGTATTCCATGGCGCCTAACACCGATCCGGAAATGTTAGTAGTGATTGCTTGAGATTGACTAGACATAACTAAGCGTCCTTGCTTTAGCGTGAATTATATATTTTACTTGAATCCTAGCGATTCTGTGATCGAATTGTAGAGGTTAGCGTACTTTTCAATCGCAGCACTATCATTAGCGTTTCGCGCTGCAAAATATAAGCCCCCCGCCTCCATGGCTCGTCGCTTCACGTGCAGCAACTCAACAGCTGTGCTTTTGCGATTCTCAATCCAAAATTTACAACTGTTGGTGAGATTCCACTCAAGCAGCTCTTTAGCGTCTTCAATGCTGAGCGTTGAGCACATACGTAGCCGGATACGCTCAGCCCAATTTTTCTGTCGGATTGAGCCAGTGAGTGCACTGGCACCATACGCGTCGCGCACTTGCTTGCGTGCTTTCGCTGCATCGTCAGATATAGATCTACGTGGGCTGCGTTCAGGCTCTAAGCTCTCGAGATAAGTCTTGAAGCTGATGCCAGTCTCCAAGTCATACCACAGCCCGTTTTCGTCGCGTTCGGGAATGTCTGCAACGTGTTCTAGCCAGAATGATAGTGATGTGTTGTCCATGTTGTGGCCTCCTTGCCTTTGAGCCGCGCCTTGCAGCGCAGAGATGTGGATTTATTTTTTCCCCATAACTCGGTCAACTTTGGACCAGATATCAAAGTGAACTTTTTCAGGATCCAAACCTTGGTCTTCGCACCAAGCTTCGTAAAATTCGGCTCGTAGATCATCGAGAAGCTTAGCAAGTCTAACTTGATTGCGAACGCAGCTCGAAACACATTGCTCGTCTATGGCGTGAAGAAAATTGAGGTGAAGATCCGGGGCTATCGCTCTAAATGGACGATTCTCAAGATTTTCGCAGTAGCGCATTAGATGAATGGCTTGTCTGCAAATTAATGAAATGTGTGGGTTCTCACTTCTAAAGTCGAGTTCTAAAGTCATTGTTTGGCCTCCGTGCCTTTGCTTTATGACACTAATATATCACTTTGTAACACAAAGCGCAACACAAAAAGCGCTTTTATTGTGAAATAGCTCTCTATAGTGCATATTAAAGTAGAAACTATACGTTAACGAGGTGCTGTAATGAGTGACGGTAAACAAGCTAATAAAAAGCGCCAGCGAGCAAAGCCGGCGGCAGAGTCGTATCCAGGCATAGAACCAGTAATGACTGGATCGCGTGGCAGGCCGAAAGTCTGGACTGAAGAAGCGGCAGCGGAATTGGGACGCCGCTTCATTGAGTGGGCGAAAACTGATGATGCAATTGTTATCGAGGAGTTCTTAGCTGCGGAGGGAGTTCACTATGATCGCTCTATGCATCTACAAGCAGATTACGAGATTTTTAGAGAGTGTTATAGAGTTGCGCAACAGATGATCGGAGCGCGGCGCGAGAAACTTGGATTACAGGGTCATATAGATAGTGCTATCGTGCGGAAGACCGCACCTCTATACAATCCGCGGTACGCAAACTGGGAGTTGAAGTTGCGCGGAATGGACAATAGAGCAGTCAATCGAGCGCTCAATATCTTTTGTCGTGGCATCGAAGCAGACGCAGAGCAAGCAGTGAGTGAATTGGATGAGTGAAGCTCTCGATGTGCATTTACCGTACAAGCCCAGGTGGTACCAGGCGGCTTTTGAACGAGAAATGTTTACAGGCACGCGCTACGCGTATCTATTGTTTCATCGCAGAGCAGGCAAAGACATTGCATGCTTCAATTTTTTAGTTAACGAGGCGTTGAAGAAGGTTGGCACATATGTGTATGCGCTACCCGACTACACACAGGCTAAAAAAGTAATTTGGCAAGGGATGGATGAGGGCGGAAAGCCGTTGCGCCAGTACATTCCCGAGTCGCTCATCACATATCAGAATGCGACAGACTTACGCATTGAGCTTGTGAACGGATCCGCAATCCAAATGCTGGGCGCTAAGACGTTTGATAGCTTCCGCGGCGGAGGTATCCACGGCGCAGTGCTCTCAGAGTACGCGTATCAAAATCCGGCTCTTTATGATCGCGTGCTTGAGCCCATGATCACGAAAGTCAACGGCTGGGCAGTCTTCAACACTACACCGAACGGAAAGAATCACGCTTACGACTTGTGGAATCACGCAGTAGAAGACAGGGATTGGTACACGCGCAAGCTCACAGTAGACGACACCGGATTGATCACTGCTGAGCAGATAGATAGAGAGCGCAGACGCGGCAAGCCTGAAGAGCTGATACAGCAAGAATACTATTGCAGCTTTGAAGCTGGAGCGGTCGGCACATACTACGCAAAGCTTTTCACGAAGATATGGGAGCGTCAGCAGATCACAAGCGTTCCTTACGATTTGGCCATGCCTGTTTATACAGCATGGGACTTAGGTATAGGCGATTCGACGGCGATCTGGTTCTTTCAAATTACGAGAGGCGGAGAGATACACGTGATCGACTTCTTTGAGGACTCGGGCGAGCCACTCAGCTACTACGTGCATGCTCTCAAGTCTAAGCCTTACATCTATCAGGATCATTTTTTTCCTCATGACGTAGCAGCCAGGGAGCTAGGCACCGGGTCGAGTCGGCAAGAAATGCTGTATAGCCTGGGCATTGTTCCAACTATCACTAAACGACTGTCTGTAGACGATGGCATACAAGCAACGAGAGCAATACTCCCACGCTGCTGGTTCGATCGAGAAAAGTGCAAAGTCGGCATCAATCATCTAGAGAACTACAAGAAGCGCTGGAGCAATAGCTTGATGTGCTTTGTCGAAAGGCCATTGCACGATGACCACAGTCACGCCGCCGACGCATTCCGGATGGCCGCTATCAACATACAAGCCGGGTTAGATGTGGGCGGCATGACTGAGTCACAAGCGGAGACTCTTTATCAATCATACGCAATGGGAGTCTAGGAATGGGCCAATTTCAAATTGATGACAATCTCAATAAGTCAGGGAAGGAAGTTGAAGTAAAGCAGCTTTACAAGGAGTGTCACGACTTTGCATATCGCAATTACAGTCCGTTTCTAGAGGAAGCCACTCAGGATCTAGCAGCATTCTTGGGAGCGCAATGGAGTCCGCAGGAACGCAAGATCTTATCGGATCAAAAGAGAACGGCGCTGGTCTTCAACAAGATCCGCCGCGTGATCAAGATGGTCACGGGGTACGAGCGTAAGAGCAGGCACAGCTTGATAGCCACGCCAGTAGAGAGCAACGACGAGCTTATTGCCGATGTGCTCACAGATGCGCTGATTAACGTCATGCAGCTTGAGTGCATGCATAACACAGCTTCAGACGCGTTTGAGGCTGCATTAAAGACAGCAATCAATCTCCTATGCATAGGGGTCGATTACAATGATGATCCGATCAACGGTGATCTAAAGCTATTCAGAGTTCCCTACAACGCGTTTCTTTTAGACCCACGATTTACCCGACGGGACTTAAAGGACTGTGAGTTCCTTATTCAGCGCCGCAATGTCTCAAGGGAGGGAGCCATGGCGTTGCTTCCAAGCAGAGCGGATGAGATTGAAGATCTACCGAATGGTTCGCAGGATGATCTATTCCCTTACATGCAGAGCTTTGCGGACACTCGAACGAAAAACGTCATGCGCTACGATGAATTCTGGCTGCGCAAGTTCAAAAAAGCAAAAATGCTCGTTGATGAGCTGAGCGGTCAAACTCTCATTCTAGATGAAAGCAAGATCATAGAGGATCGCCTACGCTATTTCGTTCAGCAGTTTCCAGAGGTCAAGATTATCTCTCGGCAGATTCCAACGGTCGAACTAAACGTACTTGTCAATGGACACGTGATGTGGAGTGGAGATGATCCGATTGGAATTGGCGACTTTCCACACATCATGGTCAGTGCTTTTTTTGATCCAGAGTTTGCCGACAACTCAGGCAATGGCGACTTCAGCCTAAAGCTTCAATCGTTGGTTAGACCCATGCGAGACCCCCAGACTGAGGTTAACAAGCGGCGCAGCAAGATGCTGGACATTCTAGACTCGCAATTGAACAGCGGGTGGATTGTTCGGGATGGCGCAGTGGTCAACCCTAAAGATCTGTACAAGGCTGGCCAGGGAAAGGTGGTCTATCTAAAGCAGCAAGCAGCGATGAGCGATATCCAGCGCATTAATGCAGCTGAGTTTGGGAATGGATCATTTCAGTTAGCCAAGCTATTCGACCAGGATGTGCAGGATGTGAGCGGAGCAACCGACGAGTTGCTTGGTCAGCCAGACAACACGTCACAGATTAGCGGTGAAACTGTAAAAATGCGTCAAGGTGCGGCTCTTACAGTCATGCAAGACGTGTTTGACAACTTCCGACTTAGTCAAAAACAACTCGGTCACAAACTGATCAAGGCCATCCTCTCTAACTACAGTCAGCAAAAGCTAGGACGCATGCTCAATAGGGAAATTCCCCCCGAGATGTTTGAGAACAAGCTACTTAAGTTTGATAT